ATGGTATTCGATTGTGAAAGCGGCGAAAATTTAGAAAGTTCAACGTTAATTCCGATAGTTCAATTGAAAGGAATGAATGAATACCAATGTTTTGGGTCCGGAATAACTTACTACCGTAGGTATTGTTTGAGTTCAATATTGGGGTTGGTAACTGATGAAGACCGGGACGCACACGGGACGCAAGTTTTAGACAAAAAAAGATTTAACGCAGCCGTTGAAAAAATACAAAGTGGAGATTTTACACGCGAAATGTTAGAAGCCCGTTTTGAGTTAACAAAAGAACAAATCAATTTCTTAAATGAAAATGGAATCTAAGATAGTTTTATTCGACGCGGATAGCCTTATTTACCAAGCGGTTTATAAGGTTATCAACTTCGCTGAAATACGCGAAATGTACAAAGCAAAGAAACAACGCTTTGAAATTGAAATGGAAATCCTGCAGCGCGGTTACGATCGTTTTGAAAAACTAACTTTTGATATTTTAAACGAAATTGAAGAACATTACAACGTAACAAAAACAAATTACTTTTTTACTAAATGTAAAAACAACTTTCGAAAGGAAATCGATCCACAATACAAAGCGAACCGTAAAAAGCCAAACAGATGGATATCTGAATTACGCGACTATTTAATCGAGTATTGGAATAATTCCTTTGCACACGACGAATACGAAGCAGATGACCTTATTTTTTACAACGCTCAGTTATTAAATGTAAATGATTATATTATTTGTTCAATCGATAAGGATTTAAAGCAAATCGAGGGACTTCATTTTGATTATTACCAGCTTAAAAGATACGACGAAAACGGCGAAGAGTTCAAAGTGCGTAAAGGGTTTAAAAACATGACAAAAATCGATTGTGAAAATTTACTTTGTGAACTGTTTTTGGTTGGTGACGCGTGCGATAATATAAAAGGCGTAAAAGGAATTGGAGAAGTAAAAGCAAAAAAAATTATTTACTCAAAAAATTCAACCTACGGAAAATTCAGGGCAATTTGCGAAGCTTATAAAAATGAGTGTGAATTTTGGAAAGAAAAATTACGAATGAATTATAAATTATTAAAATTTAATTAAATGACACCTGAAGTACATGAGGAAATTAAGGAATATAAACGCGAAATTAGGGAATTAAGAGCGGTTTTAAGGAATATTATCGAACAGATTGATAATGGAACGCCATTAACAAGCGAATCGCTTATAATTAAGATATGTAAACAAGAATTGGAAATTAATAAATAAAATAAAAATGGAAAACAAGTACGACAATTCAGGGGCTTTATTCACGAATGAAAAAAAGATCAAAGAAACGCACCCAGATTTAAACGGTAAAATAACAATTAACGGAAGGGAATTTTATTTGAGCGCATGGAAAAAACAAAGTAAAGAGGGCAAAGGATTTTTGAGCTTATCAATTAAGCCGGTAGATGAAGTTCAACAAAAACCTGAAATACCTACAAAATCAGTATTGGACGATTTTTTAAATGATTTTTAAAATGAGTTGCCAAAATATTACACCAACAACAAAATTAGATTGTAGTCCAATTCCTAATAATGAAAGTTTAAAAATTGATTTACAAAAAATGGAAGTAAAGTTAGGTGATACTACATTAGGTAAAATAACAGGGTTTATTGTTAATAATGGATTTATAGAACAAAGAATTGATATAAATACGGAAAACTTAAAAAATGAGTGAAACAAAAATAATAGCAAACAGCGATCAAATAATTAGATCTATTTTAAAAAAATACCTGCAGAAAAATAAAGTAACTTTGAATTCGTTTTGTGTTGATGCTAAATTACACCAATCAAACATGCACGTATTTTTAAACGGGAAATCAGTTACAAGTCGAACAATTCAACGCGTGGCGGATTATTTAAATAAAAAAGGAATGTAATGAATTACTTAGTAAAAATAATGGTTTACATTGAAGGGCAATACCACACGCCAAAATCAATACTTGAAAAAATAAAAAAATAATAGTTGTATATTCAAATAATTATATTAAATTTGAAGAAATTAAAAACAAAGTATTATGGAAAAGCAAAACGGAACTATTGAATTTACAGGTAAAAACTTCAAAATTGTTAATTTAGAATTTAGCGGTAACGAAATATTTTTTAATATTCTTATTGGAGATAAAGAAGCATTTGGAAAAGGTGATTTAACGTTTAATTGCACGGTTGAATGTAGCGAGTTTGTTTACGATAACTGCGATTTAATGTTAGATAAATTTCAGTGGGACCACAATATGGAATTATTTTTTATGAATAACAGAAACACAAAATTAATTTGTGACGCAATAGAATCAATTATAAATGAAGATCCTGAAAGTTATGGTTTTGATATGGAAGAATTTGAAAACGATCAGTTGAATTGGAACGCGGAATTAAATTACCAAATTAACCGAGAGTCATGCTATTGAAAGACGCAGCTATTTCTTTGTGGTTAATTTATATTGTTGGAATGCTTATTTTATTAATTTGGCATTACAAAAACGACAAATGAAAATACTAATCGAATTACTTTTATTTCCTTTAATTACAACCTTATTCTTTTTGGATAGGGTTGTTTTGCTTTTATGCTGGTGGATGCGGTCAACAAAATTTAGCAAGTGGATATTTAATGAAACGGAAATGCTACGAAGTTTAAAACGTGTAATAATAGTTTTATTAATTATTTTAGCTTATAAATTTATACTAACTTTGTAAAAGTGAATGAAGAACTATTAAACGATTTATCAAAGCACCACAAAGAATGGATTAAAATTGTGCGCGGTTTTGGGGAAACGTTTTACACTGAAGACATAGTCCAGGAAATGTACATTAAATTAATTCAGCAGGAAAACACGGAAAAGTTTTATAAAAGCGGCAAAATTTACAAAGGTTATATTTGGATTATTTTACGGAATATGTTTGTAGACTATCAAAAAACAAAATTAAGATTAGTAAAAGTAAGTATTACTGAAGCGATCCAATTAAAAGACGTAAGCGAAACAAACGAAAGAACACGCGCAAAAACTAAAATTGAAGAGTTAATAACGGAAACAGTTAAAAGTTGGCATTGGTACGATCAAATGCTATTTAATTTATACAGGGATTCAGGATTAAGCTACAGACAAATAAGCGCGGTTACAGGCATTAGTTTTAAAAGTATATATTCCACAATAACAAATTGTAAAAAGTCGCTTAAACACGAAGTAAAGGAGCATTACGAAGATTATATTAACCAAGATTACGAATTAATAAAATAAAATATGGGACGACCAAGAAAAAAAGCCATCGGATTAGGCGATACAGTAGAACAAGTTTTAGAAACAACAGGAATTGCGAAAATAGCAAAGTTTATTTTAGGTGAAGATTGTGGATGCGACCAAAGAAAAAACACGCTAAATAAATTATTTCCATATCGTAAACCTGAATGTTTGGATCAACCGGAATATGAATATTTAAAAGCATGGTTTGAAAAAAACACGTTAGACGTAAAACCAACGGAACAATTAACAATGCTAAAAATTCATAGCAGAATATTTAAAGTAAGAAACGAACCTACTTCGTGCAGTTCATGTTTACGCGAAAAGATCGAACAATTAAGAACGGTTTTTGATACCTACGAAACAGAAAACAATGATTAAAGTAAACAGCGAAAAAACAACGATATGCCAAACCCTGAAAACATAGAAAATCATAAATTCGAAAAAGGCGAAAGCGGAAACCCTAACGGACGCCCAAAAGGAGCGAAAAACCGCAGCACAATTGCAAAGTATTGGTTAGAGGTCAATCAGAACCTAAAGAACCCGTTAACAGGTGAAAGCCAAACAATGAGTCAAGAAGATTTAATGACGTTAGCGTTAATTAAAAAAGCCCGTGACGGTGATGTTAACGCCTATAAAGCATTAATGGATTCAGGATACGGCGCACCTTTACAGCAAATAGAACAAACGATTTTAGAACAACCAATATTTCCTGATGTTTCTGCGGACGACTTCGACGAATAAAATACTTAAACTTAAAAAACGAGTTCGTATCATTCAAGGTGGCACAAGTGCTGCCAAGACGTACGGAATTTTATCCGTTTTAATTGCCCGCGCTTCTGCGGTACACGGGCTTGAGGTTAGCGTAGTGGCTGAAAGTATTCCGCATTTACGTAGGGGTGCGTTAAAAGACTTTATTAAGCTAATGAAGTGGATGAATAAATGGCACGAAAACCAATTTAACAAATCTTTATTAACGTATCAATTTTTAAACGGAAGTACATTTGAATTTTTTAGCGCAGACGATAGTTCTAAATTAAGGGGTGCAAGGCGTGACATTTTATATATTAACGAATGTAATAACGTAACTTTTGAATCTTATAATGAACTTTCGATACGTACAAAAAAAGCCGTGTATTTAGATTTTAATCCGGCTAATGAATTTTGGGTGCATACTGAATTAAAAGGTGAAACAGATTCAGACTTTCTAATTTTGACGTACAAGGATAACGAAGCACTCGATGAACGAATAGTAAAGGAAATAGAAAAGAACCGCGACAAAGCATCTACAAGCGCATATTGGGCTAATTGGTGGAGGGTTTACGGGTTGGGAGAAATTGGAATGCTTGAGGGTGTAATATTCAGTAATTGGAAAATAATAAACACAATACCAAACGAAGCAAAATTAGTTGGAATAGGATTAGACTTCGGATACACGAACGATCCAACCGCAATAATCGAAGTTTACAATTACAACGGGCAACGAATAGTTAACGAACTGAAATACCAAACCGGAATGTTAAACAGTGACATAGCAAAGGAACTACCTAAAAACGTTGTTGTTTACGCTGATTCAAGTGAACCAAAATCAATTGATGAAATAAGACGTTACGGAATAACAATTAAAGGCGTTACAAAAGGCAAGGATTCAATTA